TGAGTGTTTTGTTCCGGTTAAGTCTAGAGCTAATGATGATGCCTGCATTAATGGTCGTGTTGTAGATGTTGCTTCCTTTCAGCAACCTACGGCATTTGATCTTAAGTGTATGGATGAGTTCATCAACCTCCTGATTCCTGTTCCTAATAAAGGTCACCCCGTTGGTACGGATGAGCTTTACGAACACCAGAACCGACCTACTCAGAGACACATTTTAGATAGTGCTAGTATGTTTACAGAGATAGATATTAAAAGTAAGGTTCAGTCTTTTCAGAAGTCTGAGAGTTATGGCGGGATTAAAGATCCACGTAACATTTCTACCATACCCAAAATTAATAAATACAAATACTCCAAGTATATGTATTCTTTCTCCGAAAATGTCATGCGCAAAACGAAATGGTATGCTTTTGGTAAGACTCCCCTAGAAATCGCCCAGCGAGTTACCCATATATGTACAAAATCTAAGAAACATGTTGTTAATTCCGATTTTTCCCGTATGGATGGTCGAGTTTCACCTTTGCTTCGCACATTGGAACGCAAGGCTAGTTTGAGGTATTTTGATACCCGCTACCATTCGGACCTCTTGGAACTTCAGGCTACTCAATCTGACCAACGTGGTGTCACCAAATTCGGCAGGAAATATGCTACTGGCTCATCTAGATTATCGGGTTCTTCTGAAACCGCTGATTTTAATTCGTTGGATAATTGTTACGTAAGTTTCAAAACCTTACGTCGTACAGTTAATCCTGAGACAGGTGTGTTTTTCACTGCAGAAGAGGCTTGGGACGCTCTTGGCATCTATGGTGGAGATGATGGAATGACTGCAGATCTTGATTTGAACATATATGAAGCCACTGCTAGCTCCGTTGGACAACTCCTCGAATGTGAGGTTATTCTTCGTGAACAGTTAGGTGTGAGCTTTTTGGCCCGAGATTTCGGGCTCGGTGTATGGCACGATGATCCCAATTCTGTCTGTGATATTAGGAGGCAACTATCCAAGCTTCATGTTACAATTGCTCTCTCAAATAATATCACACCAGCTCAGAAGCTTTTTGAGAAGTTACTTGGTTACTTGTTCACTGACTACAATACCCCCATAATAGGCGAGATTTGTCAAACTGCGTTAGCGGTTTTTCCTCAACTCTTTCCTAAGACTTTAGGGGTAGGTGAGTTAAGAGGTGTTGCCTCTTATCACGCCTTAGGGTCCGCGGATAAAGTTAACCAATTCCCGAACTCTGATGCATGTAATTGGATGTCCGACTATGTCTTGAAGAAATTTCCTAAATTTGATTTCCTTAAATTTAGAAATTGGCTAAGCGCTGTTGAGAAAACTAAATCTCTTGATTTACTTTTGCAACCGCCTCTTTGCGAACCTCCGCGCATGGCCTCACCTTCGCCTCGACTTGTCGTTGTAGATCAGAACGTTGTCACACCGAGTTTACCAGCTGTCAAAAGCAGCGTATCAGATGGTAAACCAGATGGTAAATTTAAGAAGTACACTCCTGAAGAGTTGCTTAAATTTTCCATGATCCCCTGTAAATTGCATGCGACAGGGGGTTGCAAATTCGGGCCTAAGTGTAAATTCAAACACTAGGCCCCTTAGGGTTTTTGGTGGGCTTTGGCCACCTTACGAATACTGATTTGATTTTGCCCGTTAACTAATAATCTCGTTCTTGCATTTTATTTATTCAATGCCTCCACCTGTCGTCGTCATTGAAAAGATTGTCCGTAATGCTAAAAAGAAAAATAAAAAGTCTGCTTCAAAAGCTGCTAAATCTCGTATGTTACCTGTTCAACGCCGCAGAGCCCCTCCAGCCCGTGCAGTGCGCCGCGGTGGCCCCGACTATAATAAACTTATGATGGAATACATTACTTCATTAGATAACCCTTTCAACCATTCTCCTCCGTTGATTGGTGGTTTGTCTCTTGTAGCTTCCTCTAAGTCTACTGGTTGGGGTCGCCTCTCCTTCACTACCTCTGCAACTGCCAGTAGCAATTGTTTACAATTGCGACCCAGTGTTACTAATACCATTGTTCAGGAAAATCTCATTAACCCTCTTGCTGCATGGAATACGGGTTTTATTAATAATTATAGCTGTACCAATACCACTGCTATTCGTGCTAAGT